GCTGCAGGCGGCGCATTAGGCTTAATGTTTGGTCCTGGCGCTGTAGTTGCTTCACCGCTATTAGCAGCTATTATGGGGATAGGCGGCGCCTTGGGCGGAAATAAAGCCGGTAGAGCGATAATGAAGGACGATGGCACTACTACGCCGTCAGCAACAGACAAAGATGTAGCAGAAACACTTGGCGTAACACCAGATACTGTAAAATTATTAGAAAGAATGTCCGGAATTGGCGGAGGAATGGAAAGAGTTGCTAGTGCGTTTGAAAGAATTGACAAATTAGAAAGATTTAGCACTAATGTAAATGCAATACAAAAAGGACTTGACATAAACGAACTTTCCAAGTATAATCGTAATATGCAAGAGATTGCCAAGTCGCTTGAAGACATGAATAAGGCGTTGGCAGAAGATAATAAAGGATTATTTGGCGGCACAGGCGTAGCATCAGCTGATTTACTTAAAAAGATGGGCGGATCAGGACCTAGTGCAGAATTAATACAATCAATAAATAGTAACATGGATACTATGAAAGATCATTTGAGTGCTATTGTTACAAATACTAAGAAAACCGTGAAGAACACGAACTAAAGGAAAAAAATGAGCTGGAAAAAATATTTTACACCAGTACCAACGGGTACTAACGCAGAAGGCAGCTATAGTCCCTTCAGCGGCTATAATGGTGGTATGCAACCAGGTCCTGCAACAAAAAATTATAACTCACACTTACCAGATGTGTATGTTGGTAGTCCAAATCGTGTTGAGCGTTACGGTCAATACAATACAATGGACAGCGATTCGGAAGTTAATGCGGCACTAGACATACTTGCTGAGTTTTGCACACAAAAGAACGACCAAAACGGTACTAACTTTACTTTAGAGTTTAAACAAAAAGCAACAAACTCCGAAACAACCATTTTAGCAAAGTATCTACAGCAATGGTGTAAACTTAATAAGTTCGAAACACGTATGTTTAGACTAATACGTAATGCATTTAAGTATGGAGATCAAATTTTTGTTAGAGATCCAGAAACTAAAAAGTTATACCATGTAGATGCAGCAAACCTAACAAAAATTATTGTTAACGAATCAGAAGGTAAGACTCCTGAGCAATATATCATCAAAGATTTTAATTTAAACTTTGGCGAAATGGTTGCAACTACTCCACATAACACCAACGGCCAGACAAACAATGGCGGTGCTGGAAGTTATCAGAGTGCAAGTGCTGGCAAAGGCTTTATTGGAAGCCAACAAGCTAGTCAAGCAGGTACACGTTGGAGTAGAGAAGAGTCCGAGATAGCTGTTGATGCTGATCATATTGTACACCTTAGTATGAGTGAAGGCCTAGACAACAACTATCCGTTTGGTAATTCATTACTAGAAACAATTTTTAAAGTATACAAGCAAAAAGAACTATTAGAAGACGCAATCATTATATACAGGGTACAACGTGCTCCTGAAAGACGTGTTTTTTATGTTGATGTTGGTAATATGCCAAGTCACCTTGCTATGCAATTCGTAGAACGTGTTAAAACCGAGATACACCAAAGACGTATTCCAAGCCAATCAGGCGGGGGTACCAATGTTATAGACAGTAGTTACAACCCGTTAAGTATTAATGAAGATTACTTCTTTCCGCAAACAGCAGAAGGTCGTGGATCTAAAGTAGAAACGTTACCAGGTGGAACAAACCTAGGAGAAATAGATGACCTTAGATATTTTACTAATAAGCTCGTACGTGGTTTACGAATTCCTAGTTCTTACTTGCCCACTGGGTCTGAAGACGCTGGTAGTAACTTCAATGATGGACGAGTCGGAACAGCATATATTCAAGAATTAAGGTTTAATACTTATTGTGAGCGTTTACAAGGAATGCTTGTTGAGCAATTTGACCAAGAATTTAAAAAATATTTGTTAGAAAAAGGCGTAAACGTTGATACATCAATGTTTGACCTTATTTTCCAACCACCACAGAACTTTGCATCGTACAGACAGTCAGAAGTAGACAATGCTCGTGTACCAACTTACACACAAATGAGTGCTATACCTTACATTAGTAATAGATTTGCACTAAAACGCTTCTTAGGCATGACAGATGAAGAGATTGCAGAGAACGAGCGTATGTGGCGCGAAGAAAATGACGAAGAGCTTGAAACTCCACCAACAGATGCCGCAGGCGAAATGCGTGGCGGTGGTATATCAGGCGCAGGAATGGAAGCAGACCTAGACGGAGCGGAAGACGAAGATACTTCAGTACCATCAGAAGACGGTGGCGAAACAACACCTCCAGATACAACAACAGGAACCGAACTTGGCGGCGGAGCAACAACGGACCAAACGGTATAAATACATTATGATACTTAGAGAACTATTTTACTTTGACCCAGAAACAATTGAGCCTGTAGACAATAAAGGTTACGAGCCTCAACATGATGAATCTCCAGTTAAAGCAACCGACACCAGAAAGACTAGACTAACACTAGGACAAATTAATAGAATTCGTAAATCGTCTGAACTACATCAAGAAGAAGTAGCAAACGAACTAGGCTTTGTTAGACAGATGTATGGCATAACAGCAAATGCGGAGGCCGGCGGTGCTATTTAATGGCGAAAATAGATAAGTCTCTATATACCAAACAAGAATGGATTGCAATACGCAATCAAAGAAGACTACAAAAACAATTACAAAAACAAAAAGACCAAATTTCAAAGACTGTATCCAATAAAGATAACAGTGTTGCCTTTGTATTAGGCAACGGCACTAGCAGATCTGCTATAGAATCAGAATTATTATCGGAATTAGGCACTGTATATGGGTGTAATGCCATATACAGAACTTTCTCACCTGACTATTTAATAGCTGTAGATGTGAAAATGATACTTGAAATTACTAAAAGCGGTTATCAAAACAATAATAGTGTATGGACTAATCATAATAATGCATATACAGAAATAAAAAATGTAAATTATTTTCAGCCTAGTAAAGGTTGGAGTAGCGGCCCTACAGCATTATGGCTAGCAGCAGAACACGGATATGATGACATTTATATTTTAGGCTTTGATTATGCAGGACTTGAAAACAATAGTAAATTAAATAACCTGTATGCTGGCACAAAAAACTACAAAAGACCTAACGAAGGCGCTACTTTCTACGGTAATTGGCTAAGGCAAACTAAAACTGTTGTTAGAGATAATAAAAAAACTACCTTTCATAGAGTTATAGCACCAGATAATTATATGCCAGACGAACTAAATACTTTTGAGAACTTTAACACAATTGAACTGGACGATTTCCAAAAAATCTTCAGTTTTTCACCAATCTAAACAGAATGGGTCGTTTTGAGCCTGTTTGCACATAGTTTCTTGTATAAAGAGTAAATACAAATGACAGCCTTACCATAGGTAAACTTTTTACAGGAGATTAGAAAAATGGCAGACCAAAATAAGTTTGAACAAATGCTTGAAAAACTTGTCAATGAAGACAAGGCAGGCGCAGAAGAATTATTCCACGATATAGTAGTAGAGAAGTCGAGAGACATCTATGCAAGTCTAATTGAATCAGATATTGAAATCGAAGAAGAAGATGACACAGAAGTAGATGAAACTACTGATGAAGAAGTCGATGAAGCTTCAGATGAAGAAGTTGACGAGTCAGACGATGACGAAGAAACAAACGAAAATTTCGACCTAGATGAATTTGAAGTTGAAGCTGACCCAATGGATATGGGCGGCGATGCAGCTGATAACTTTATGGGCGACATTGAAGCAGGTGATGACGAAGGTGAAGAAGGCGAAGAAGAAGGCGAAGGCGACATTGAAGATCGTGTTGTAGACCTTGAAGACGCATTAGACGACCTAAAGGCAGAATTTGAAAAAATGATGGGTGACGAAGACGAAGGCGAAGACGATGGCGAAGAAGAGCCAGAAGAAGCTTTTGCATTCGAAGCAACTGACGAAGAAGTTGATGAAGCTTCAGACGAAGAAGTTGACGAAGCATCCGACGAAGAAGTTGACGAAGCATCAGAAGATGATGTTGAAGAGTCAGCGAAGT